GTATTCAGGGAATATGCAGATGCTCTCGTTTATTTGTCTTTGGTTCAGTATCTGCACTGGTGGCGCGTCGTATGGGCTTGGTCGCCAAGTCCCGTGAGTTATTCGCATGGCTGCGTCAAATCCGCGCTTTCTGAGTTTGTCGCAAAGTAGATGACATGCGCGAACTCCTGCGCTCATGTGGTGATACGCGGGCGCGTAAATAAGTACTGGCCTCATACCACCTGTAAGTCTGCGAGTTTTACTTGCGGATACATAACGAACGTCAACGTTCCCGTCGCTGCTTGCTCGCCTTTGCTCAGTCTGAACCAGTCCGAGCCGCCTTCCATTGACGGCGCTTGTATCCAAGTCGCTTTGCCCCAGTCTGCGATACGCAAATGGTGGAAGTGGCCTGTCACGATTACGTCTGACGCGCCTATCGGTTGGCGTTGCGCTGCCATTGAATCGAACCAACGTCTCGCTTTCTGTTCCGCGCTGCCTGCTGACTTGGCAAGGTGTCCGTGCGTCATTCCTAGCACCCAGCCATTGACTTTTGTTGTAACCGTGAGCGAGTCGTCGGGAATAATGAATTTGATGTGCCCATACGTTTCTTTGTTAGCAGCGAATATCTCTGCTACCTGCTCGACTATCGCCACGTCGTCGTTGTCGCCTAGCGTCGTCCATGCCTTGCCGCCCGAGTTGCGGTTCTCGCCGTGATTGCCGCCCACCGCCAAGACGCGTACGGAACTGACGTCCTTCGACCACTTGATTAGGGCGTCGCGCAGCAGGCGTCGCGCGACCTTTATCTGGTCTCTGCGATCCAACTCCGCGCCGAACGCCTGAGTCGCGTAGTGACCGACCGTGCCCTCTATCGCGTCGCCGCACCAGAGGACGATGACCTCGTCTATCGGTCTCTTTAGTTTGCGCAGTTCGGCTATCCGCTCGCTCACGGCGTCTATCGAGTTGAGTATGCGCGTGACCGTGCCCGCCGTGCCGTCGCCGTCGGGCTTGGCTATCTGCCAGTCCGAGAGCGCCACAATCAGCGCCCCCTCGCCCGTTATCTGGCGGGGCTTGCGCGGCTTGTGCTTCTTTATCTCGCTTATCAGTTCTGATACGTCCGCGCTCGACCTGTCGCGCCTTACGACGCGCCCCTTCCATTGGCGCAGCCTTACGGTCGTGCCGTCCTTGCCCAAGCCGTCCCAGGCGTTGAAGAGCACGGGCTCGACGACCATGAACTTGTCGGGGTCTAAGTCCCAGACGCGCAAGATGTCGTGCCACTCTGGGGGCGTGTTGCCCACTATCGGCTTGGTGGTGACACTCCCCTCGTCGCCCTTCCATTGAACGCCAGCCGTCCAGTCGGTCTGGGGGTTCTCCACCTCTGCCTCGACCGAGCGCTTGAGGTTCGATAGGTGCTCGCCTATTGACATTGGCAGAGACCGTCGCTTCGCCTGTTGCGGCATCTAGCCACCGTGTCGTTGCTAATGCTGTACCCGTTAGAGCGCAGCAGTTCGGCTATGCGGGCCGCGACTATGCGCTTGTCGTCGAGGGTCTCGAGCAGCACGTCGTGGTCTGCCTCGCCCATGTATCCGCGCATCTGCATAATCGAGCAGCGCCGCCTCGTGTCCGTCCTGAACTCGCCCAGTCGGTTCAGTTGCTCACTTAGAGTTGCTGGCCTTGCACCTTGTGCACTTGATGTTCCAGGGTCGGGTGACCTTCTCCGCGAGGAGTTTGCCGCACCGCCAGCATCGCGGCTTCTCGTCGTCTTTTTCGTCAACGCGCCCGTACGGGTCGGTCATGGAACAACGACGGCGGTGAAACTGATAGTGACGAGCGGTCGGTCTTTCTCGTCGAGCCCGATTGAGTTGATAGCAGAGAGGGGCGCGATCCTAAGTATGTTGATGCCGGACAGCGTCTGGTTCGATATCTTCGCAAGCGAGTTCCTGACATTTACCGCCCTGTCCCTTGCCGCCACGTAGTCGTTGCGGCCTGCTCGAGTCATCACCTGAATCGACGGCCTGTCCAGCGCGACCGTCACACTAGCCCCAAACGTATCTAAGGGTGACAGACCTGAATACTCGTAGACGGCTGTGCAGAGGTCGGGCGTGTCGGGCATGAGTGAGAGAAAGATGTTCGTGCCGAGAGTGCCGAGCCCGTCGGTAACGAGTTTGCTGCCGACCGCCTCGAGAATCGTGTTAGCCATTACGCCTTCAGATATCTTGTCATTAAGCGCTTGAAGGTTTCGGGCAACTTCTCTGCCATTTCCATAGTTGGAATCTCTAGGTATTTAGGCCCAGTACCAGCCTTTGTGTAATTGATGCTCGGGTCTGTGTTCTCATGAACGAATACAGCGTATGGCGTGTTGTACGTGATTTCGCCCGTGACCGATGTTGCCTCATTCTTGAAACTTATGCCACCCGAGTCACGCAATGGGTTGTCACGAACAGGCACAAGTTGGTCTCTGGACTTACGGAATACCTCATTTGTTATCTGGAAGATTGATTGCTTGACAGCGGCAAACGTGACCTCAGGTGCTTTGCCATACGTAGCCATTACTTTGTCGATGCCTACGATTTGCACGTTCATCTTGCTCATTTGCCGACCTTGATTACTTGGTGGTCGTCGCCGTCTTCATCGGTTACTAAGTCACAAGAAATTACAACAGGCGAAGTACCGTCTGAAAGCACACAGCGAAAGTCAGTTGTGATGACTGGCGAAGTTTCGTAGAGGTAGATAGTGCCCTGCTGCTGAACGACGCGGCCTTCTGCATCGCGTATTAACTGGAACTCCCCCTGAAAGCGCGCGTTGAACGACGCGCCGACCGAGGCGAACGTCCGCTTGCCGTAGTTGTCCACGCTCGCGGTCGCGCTGGGCGCGAAGAAGGTCACGCTCTCGCTGAAGAGGGGCAGGAGTTTGGGGTCTGCCACGTCACGGGCTCGCTAGCGGGTTGACCGTGTCCGAAGTAGAAGGATTGTCGAACTGCCCCGTGTAGAAGTCGGTGTAGTACTGGTCGACATCTTTTTGGCTTGTTTGCACGAGCGCATCTGAATTGGCATATGGGGTCGGCGGCGATATCTCTGAGCGCAACTTGCGAAGCCTGTCCGCCATTGTGCGGTAGTCCGCACTTCGACCGCTAAACGACTCCGAGAGCGATAGGTCGCCGACCTTCTTCGAGTAGTCGGCCTCGCGCGAGAACTTGACCGCCGCGATGTCCGCCGCCGCGACCGCAGCCGCGTAGCCGTCAGTCCAAGCCGTGACGAGGTAGTCGATCTCCTCGTTCTGGAATACGGCGTCTGCCGCGAGCGTGTCTTGGACTAGGAAGCGAACCAAGTCCCGTGTGCTAGAGCCGGGGTTGCCCGAGTAGGAGAACGTCATTGGCTTAGGCCAATACGTTGATTGCCTCTGCCTCTGCCTTCTCTTCTTCGAGCACTCGCTCTGCTAACGGGGGAATCATAAAGATACCCGAGTCGGCCACAGCGATCGTCGGAGATGAGAGCAGGGGCACTAGGCAACGCCTTGTTGCAGGACGTAGACGCTCGCGTTCGCGCCCGTCGAGATTCCGTAGACCGCCTCGTCCTTTAGAAGGTGCACGGACAGCGTGCCCGACGCGGCGAGTTGGTGACCAAAGACTGATGACGATACGTTCGAGCCGCCGAGCAGGATCGCATTAGAGCCGAGGTTCTGGATCACGGCTGAGAGGCCGCTAGCGTCGAATGAGGGCGCTGAGGCCACGATTGAGGCGGCAGCGCTTGCGACGACTACCGACGAACTTCTGATTGTCATTTCTGCACGCCCTTATCTGTTTGGTGAGGGGGGCGAGGCTTTTGTTGCCCCGCCCCCACAATCACACGATTTACTTAGGTTAGGTCGATCCACAGGTAAGTGAAGTTCACCGACGCTGGATTGACGGTTGCCGACCCCGCCGTGCCGAACGCTACGCCCGTGTTGGCTGAAAGAGCCGCCACGTGCGACAGCGTGAACACGGACGCGCCTGTCGTCGCTACGCCAATGGTCGAGGCGGTGTTGAGGACGAGTACGTCCCCAGCCGCCACGCCCGTAATGGTGAACGTCGCGCTTGACATGTTGTAGGCGGCTGTGCTTGGGAAGTCCACAGCGACCGTGCCGCTTTGGATCTTCTTGACGCTAGTCCCGCCGCCAACGTTCAGCGCACCCGTGAGTGCGTTGCCTTTCGTTACGC